TTTGATATTGAGGTTGACATCGCGGACGGTTATCCTGATGTTGACTTTGCTGATAAAGAAATTACATCTATCGCTTATAAATCTTCAAAGTCTTCTGACTACCACCTACTTGGTCGTAAAGATTATGATAAGTCTAAAACTCTACTTGATATTGATCCAGACAACATTCACTTTATGAAGTTTGATACTGAGCATGCTTTGCTCAAACGCTTTAAAGAGTTATGGATTAATGACTATCCTGATATTGTTACAGGTTGGAACGTAGAGTACTTCGACATTCAATACATTATTACTCGTATGAAAAATCTATTTGGTGAGGAATGGGTAAAGGATTTATCTCCTTGGCGCAGCCTTCGTCCATCTGGTCGAGAGTTCTTTGGCAAAATGCAAAACACATATCAGATCAGTGGCATTGCAGTTGTTGACTATATGGATTGTTTCAAAAAGTTTGGTTATAAGTATGGACCACAAGAGTCGTGGAAACTTGATCATATCGCATATGTTGTACTTGGAGAAAAGAAATTAGATTACTCTGAGTATGGTAACCTTAATGCGTTGTATGAACAAAACCCTCAACTATATCTTGACTATAACCTTAAAGATACGTGGTTAATTCAAAAGTTTGAGGATGAAACCTCGCTGCTTCAATTGGTTATGACGGTTGCTTATGGTGGCGGTGTAAACTACAATGATGCATTTGGCACAGTTGGTATTTGGGAAACAACCTTATATCGTAAACTAATTCTCGATGGTCGTGTACCACCAATCAAAGGTGGTCCTGGGCAACGTGCTGGCGATCTTGTTGGTGGTTATGTTAAAGATCCAAAGGTTGGTATGCATCCTTGGATTGTATCTTTTGATTTGAACTCTCTGTATCCACACCTTATGCTACAATATAATATGTCACCAGAAACATACCTTCCTGATGAACGAGATTTCGTCAACCAAGATATGGTATTGAAAGGTACGTATCAATCTGAACATAAGAAGATGTCAGTAGCAGCCAATGGCGCATGTTTTACTAACGAGTTCAAAGGTATTATCCCATCTATCATTGATGAATATTATGGTAATCGTAAAGTTATTAAACAAAACATGTTGAAGGTTGAGCAGCAGCTCGAGGATGCAACTGAACCAAGTGAAATCAAACGGTTGAAACGTGAAGCAAACCAATTACACAATGCTCAAATGGCTATCAAAATTGCTATGAACTCTTTGTATGGTGCCACTGCTAATATTTACTTCTTGTACTATATTAACGATATGGCTGAAGCGATTACTACATCTGGTCAATTATCAATTCGTTGGGCTCAGAAATCAGTAAATGATTATCTCAACAAAATATTAAAAACCGATAAAGACTATATCGTTTATATTGATACTGACTCTATCTATGTTGATATGGCTCCTATCGTTCAGAATGCTTTTGGTACTGTCGATGTTGATCGTAAGAAAGGCGAAGAGTTCCTTGATAAAGTTTGCCAAATGAAAATTGAACCAGTACTCGAAGCTGGTTACGATGTGCTAGCTAAAAAGATGGGTGCTTATCGCCAAGCGATGGGTATGAAACGAGAAAAGATTACTGATAAGTCTGTGTTCATTGCTAAGAAGCGTTACATTATGAATACTCTTAACTCTGAAGGTGTTCACTATGATGAGCCTAAGGTATCAGTAACTGGTTTGGAATCAGTACGTTCATCAACGCCAGAAGTATGTCGTGAAGAGTTAAAGAAATCGTTTAAGGTTATTATGAACGATGGTGAAGAAGCAACGCAAGACTTTATTGCTAACTTCAAAGAAAAGTTCTTTAGTCTTGGCGCAGAGGATATTGCTAAAAACTCTGGTACTGATAACATTGATAAGTATCGCGAGAGTGGATCTCTGTACAAAAAAGGTTGCCCTATGCACGTACGTGGTGCTATTCTATATAATCATTATATGAAACAAGCCAACTTGCAAAAACGTTATAACGAAATTAATGGTGGCGATAAAATCAAGTTCGTATACCTTAAGACGCCAAATCCAATCAAAGAAAACATTATATCATTCCCAGGTGTATTACCACCTGAGATGGAGTTGGTTAAATATATTGACTATGAGAAACAATTTGAAAAAGTATTCCTAAGTCCGTTAGAAGCCATACTTGATGCTGTCGGTTGGACAACGGAAAAAGTAAACACTGTTGACAGCTTTTTTGTATAGGGGGAAAATACAATGAAAACTAAAGAAGATATAGAATACAGACTCAACCTAATTACTAAGCAACATGCTAAGCAGCATCAAATGGTTGAAGTATTGGAAGCTGAAAAGGCACCAGAAAAACATGTTAAAGCTGCAAAGGTTAAAAAGCTTAAACTTAAAGATGAAATAGAATACTTGTCAAATTTAAAAATTGGTTGACATATATGCTATACTGTGATACGATTGTAACATCAACTAATAAAGGATTATAATATGAGTGACTTTTCTAACGATATGTATATGATGCATAATCAGTTTGGCGTACGTGAATGGTTTGAAGCCAACAAAGATAACAAAGACTTAATGGACAAATACTTAAAGTTTCGATTATCAATGTGTAAAGAAGAACTAGACGAAACGATGGACGCTATTGAAGCCAAAGATCCTGAAGAAATCGTTGATGGTTTGATTGATATGTGCGTCTTCGCTATTGGTACACTTGATGTATTTGGTGTTGATGCAAATATGGCTTGGAATAAAGTTTACGAAGCAAACACTGCAAAAAGCGTTGGAGTTAAAGAAGGTCGACCTAATCCATTTGGTTTGCCTGATTTGATTAAACCTGAAGGTTGGACTGCTCCAAGCCACGAAGGTAACCACGGTGATTTAGAGAAAGCTTTATAATGGATGATGAGCCATCAAAAACTTGGATAAAACCTAAAGAACCCGCTAAATTAGAAGCATTAAGACAAGCACTGGCTGACCTCAATATAGAGTATGCAATAAGTAAAAGAGACAAAAACTTAATATCTATTAACTTGTGGGTAGGAGATGAAGATTAAAAGTACCTTATAAATAATGTCGTTATTAGAATGATGTAAAGTCATATGATAGCGACATTTTAATGTGAGCGACAGGGTAAAGCTGTCAAACAAAGGAGAAACAAATGGACCAACTCACTCTATGGATGGTAGTAGGATTTATATTCGCTGCCTATGCGGTTATCGCAAACGATTCAGTACAAACTCTCGGTACTTGGATTGCATCAAACAACGAGAAATTTCATTGGACAACAATGTGGGCAGCGGCAAGTTCCGTACTGCTATTTGCTATTTGGTATGGATGGTATACATATGGCGGAGATATTAGTTATGGACGACTAAACAAAATACCATTCCAAGAAGTACAATGGTACCACGCTTTGGCGCCGGCAGTACTATTAGCATTAACACGCGTCGGTGTTCCAGTATCAACTTCATTCTTAGTCTTATCGGCATTTGCTAGTACATTCGTATTAGAAAAAATGTTAATGAAATCAATGATGGGTTATGCAGTGGCTGCAGTAGCAGCGTATGTAATTTGGATAGTCGTAAGCCGGCTTTTAGATGAAGCAAAACCTGTTAAAGATAATCACAAAGTTATGTGGCGAGTAGCTCAGTGGGTTACTACTGGATTTTTGTGGTGGACTTGGCTTAGTCATGATATGGCTAACATTGCTGTATTTTTACCAAGACAACTTGACGTATCATTAATGATTATGATTAGTGTTGTGTTCGTTGGTGGACTTGGTATTATGTTAAAAAGTGGTGGAGGTAAAATCCAACAAATCGTATTAGAAAAACATAACACTCGTTACGTTAGAAGTGCTACAATTATTGACTTAGTTTACTTCGTTATTCTATACTTCTTTAAAGAACTTAACGATATTCCTATGAGTACTACATGGGTATTTGTTGGTTTGTTATGTGGACGCGAATTGGCTATTGCTTCCTTTACTGGTAAACAAAAGTTTAAAACAGTGTTTCCATTAATTGGTAGAGACTTCTTTAAGATGATGATTGGACTAGGAGCCTCACTTGGTATCGTATTACTTATTCATTATGTATTAGTACCAAATGGTTTTTAAAAAATAAATTAATTATTTTACCATGTTAGCGGTATCACTGCTGATTTAGGGATCTCCTATAACATAAATAATATTACATTGTTTAATATTTGGAGGTCCCACCATGTGCTCACCAGAAGTACGTAAAGAAGCCAACCGTTTGAATTGGATGGTAAAAGGTCAACTAATTGATAAAGCAGAACCTGACTCTGTAGTTGAATACCTTTATGATAGTTATTTTAAAAGATTATGGGGCAATCACGAAAGATGCCAATATGCCGAAGAAGGTTTCGATGCAGCATATGAATATCGTGTACAAGAACTCCTTACCGCAGAAATGAGACATGTAGCTCAACTTGGTTACGATTAACTATTGACATTCCTTTTAGAATCAGTTATAATAGTATATAACAACAAAAGGAAAATAGTATGTACACAGTTAAAACAAATACATTCCCGTCACAAACTGTCGGAATTACTTCTCGTTTAGAAGACGCACTTGCTATGTGTAGCACTGTCGGTAGCGAAGCAGGTAATCACGTAAATAATATAAGAACACTTGCTAGCTTTGACGAATTTATTTGTCAGCATAATGGTTATGTTTGTGTAAATGAATTATATGAAGATGACGAAGGCTTTAATAAAAATTCATATATGTATGGCGAAATGGTATATGCTAATGGTGAAAACTACGTTAAAGATGTAAAAGACTTAGATGGATTATCAAGTAATTCATTCGCATCTTGGAGTGAAGCTGAAACCGTGTTTAAGAAAAAAGTTGATATGATACGAAATTAACTATTGACATTCTTGTTAGAATCAGTTATATTAGAATCAACAAACAAAGGAATATACATCATGACTACATATACTACAAAAAACCGCAATTCAACTTCATACCGTTTTACCGTAAGAATGGTTGAAGGTAAACCAATCGCTGAAGATCAAGCTGCAGTGGATGGTCTAAGAACCGTAGTTAAACTTGGTAACGCTGCATATCCTAATGAAACAAAAAAGTATGTAAAGCTTCAAGGTCGTGGGCCAAGAGGTCATAATGGTCGTATGTATAACCAAGGTCTGCCTCTTCCATATGCTACACATGCTGATGTATATGTATATGAGCGCAATCGTTATAACAATGTATGGAACTAATTATGGATTTAGAAATACTTCAAAAATTAGATAAGATGGAATTGTCTGAAGCACGAGCAGCAGCCAATGATCTTATTGATGTAAAGAAAACTAAAAAAGTTGTACACAACAGACTTATCTATGATTTAGATAAAGCCAATAGCGCACGTGAAGTATCACGTATTATGTGGCAAGTATATATGTCTGGTTCCGGTTATGGAACTATTGGTTCAACTTGGAAAAAGCACTATAATAGTGTCTGACTCTTTACAACTCCCGCTAAAACTCCCAGAACCCCTTATCCTCGAATTAAACGAGGGTGAGGAGTTTCACATTCAAACTATGGCACGAGAAATGTTCGAGTGTCCAAACCGTCGACGTGGAAGAAGTTATTCAACCGTTCTAGCACATACATATGCAGGCGTTATATTAGAGTTTGCTTTGGCTCGTCAAGGTGCTATTATGAACCCTGCTGAGTTTGATTACACTAAACCTGAAACTCATAATTGGGATGTTGAATGGTGTAATTGGAGAGCTGAGGTTAAAAACTCTCAAGATCCCGGAAAATTACCAACAACCATGGAAAAGAAATGGTTAACCATACCAAACTATATGGCAAATAAATTAGCAAGAAATCGCAGATTGTACCCTAAATGTGTTGACATTATCATCTTTGGCTGTTATAATAAACTATCTAATAATACTTTTGATGTTCGGTGGCGAGCTGTCGTACCTTTTGATACCATTCGCCAAAACCTACGACCATGCCAAGAAAAGTTCTCTAATAATTGGACAACTGACCACGATGGTGTACGACGTATAAAGTATTTCTATAATACACGTGGCGATGATCGCACAATATATAATAACAATGTTTAAGGAAATGAGTATATGAAATTTGATAATGACAAACCAAAAATCCATTTAGTTCCACCAGAAGCTATCATCGAAGCTGCAAAGGTGTTTGGTTTTGGTGCTGAAAAGTATGGTGAAAACAACTGGCGACATGACATAAATAAGTTTCCAGTATCTCGTCATTACTCATCTATTCAGCGTCACCTTTTGGCATATATCTCTGGTGAAGATATTGACCCTGAGTCAGGCTTACCACATGTATCACACGCATTAACTCAAATGATGATACTTTGTATGACAACACTTGAGTCTGATCCGATTGATACTGATGATAGATTTAAAGGAGAAGATGATGAATAATGTAAGTGACATTCGTAATTATTTTATTGACGAACTAAAAGCTGAACGTTTTACTACAGATAAAACTGGTGCAAAAACAATCGAGCTACTTGGTGCATCGTTTATCGCTGATGAACCTGCTATCTTTGGTAAACCTGTACAAGAATATATTGAAGCGGAGTTGGCATGGTATGAAAGTGGTTCTACAAATATTAATGATATACATGGCGAAGATAAAGTACCGCCTGCTGCGTGGCAATATGCTGCCGACAAATATGGTAACATCAATTCTAATTATGGCCATTTAGTATTTTCAGAAAAGTATTGTCAGCAATATGATAACGCATTATTTGAATTGATTGAAAATCCTGATAGTCGCCGAGCACAAATGATTTATAACCGACCTTCCATATGGAATGAGTTTGACGAAGGTGGTAAATCTGATTT